GAAGGTGCTGATTATAGTGACAGGTTAATTCGTCGCAGGGATAAACTACATCTAAATGCTATTAAAGGATTGTTTGCATTTGTCGTAGATTCTAAAACATTTAATGACATCTCTTCCGCAGATAGAATTTATTTTCTAATTGATGCCATGTATTATTATTTCCCATTCGGAAGACATGAAAAGATGAAAAAAGATGAAGCATTCATTTATGATGTCTTTATCAAGGAATGTAGGAAAGAAGATGTATTGAGGAGATCGGAGTATGAGAAATGGTTAGTCAAAAAAAAGGGCGGGGATTACTGGAAATGGATGCATCAGATACTAGGAGCACAATGGGAAGAATCCAAGAATGAATCAATGAAAATGAAAAAAGCCTATAAAGAAAGAGTAAAGAACAAAGATTTAAGAAACCAATCCATAAACCCAGAAACATGAATTATAATGATGAAGACTTTCTAAGAAGAATAGTAGGCGTAGGAACCTTAGGATACTCATTAGAAAAAATAATGAATGTATTAGATATTCCTACATCTGATATGAAATCCTTTACAGATGAATTTTACAATAAGAATAGTGAAGTATATAGAGCATACAAGAAAGGAATAGATAAAGCAGACTACGTTATAGACATGAAACTATTTGAAGAAGCTAAAAGTGGAAACATAAGAGCTTTAAAAAAATATGAAGAAAGAAAAGATAAAGAAATATATAGACAACGGAGAGCCCAAACATTAAAAGATGAAGAATAAGATTGAATATATAGATGTAAATAGATTATCAGAGAATCCAAGAAACAGTAAGATACATCCGGATGAACAGATAGCAAAATTAATGAAGAGCATCACAGAGTTCGGATTTAACATTCCTATCCTCATTGATAAGAAAAACATGATTATTGCTGGACATGCTCGATTCCTGGCAGCTAAAGCATTACATATAGATTCTATTCCATCTATCCGCATTGAAAATTTAACCGATGATCAAATAAGAGCTTACTCCATAGCAGATAACAAACTAACAGAATTAGGGGAATGGGATTATACAAAATTAAGCGATGAATTAGAATATCTCAATTCTGTTGACATAGATGCAATGGCCATGGGATTTGATTATGAGGATTTTGAAATGTTAAATGAATCTTTCCAAAATGATGATGACATCTTATCTGCAACTAAATCGGAATCTTCTCCTGCATCTAAAAATAAAAAAAGCATTGTCTTCTCATATAACATAGAAGATTATACAAACATGATGAAGAAATTCAAGACAGTGATGAATGAGAACGACATAAAAGCTAACGCAGAAGTTATAAGATTATTGATTGAACACTATAATGAAAGACATCATGAGTAAACTAAATATAGAAATTGTTGACATCGAGGAAATAAAAGAATCAAATTACAACTCGAGAATACATAGCGAAGCTCAAGTAGAGAAGATTGCGAATAGCATAGCAGAATTTGGCTTTGTTAATCCGATTATTATAGACGAAGAGAATGAGATTATAGCTGGGCATGGAAGATTTATGGCAGCGAAGCATTTAAATCTTGAAGAGGTTCCCACAATAAGACTCACCCACCTTACTGACGATAAAAAAAGAGCATTTATTATAGCAGACAATAAGATAGCACTTTCCGGAGAATGGGATTACGATATGCTAAAGGAAGAGTTCGATATTATACTAAAGAGCGAAATGGATATTGACTTACTAGGTTTTAACAGAAAGTTCATAGACTCCATGTTTAAAGAGAAAGATCCGGATGCCCTTGTCGTACATAAATTAAAGACACTAAAAATAAACTTTGATGCCGATGATTATGATACCACTATAGACTCAATGAATAGTATAATGGATAAAGAAGCATGCGTAGACCACGAAGAAGTGTTGGTTAGGCTATTGGATTTTTATCTGAGAAGTTGATTTTATAAAAAACATACTATTTATATAAAAAAGCTATGATAAACGAGTACATCGGATTTTTACTTCACTCGAGCACTCAAACAAGAGTATACCACCTACAGACCACATCTTACGCAAAGCACAAAGCACTCAATAAGTACTACGACAAAATATTAGACTTAGTTGATACACTAGCAGAAGCCTATCAAGGTAAATATGGTATAATCAAAGATATTAAAGTACCGGGAAGTATAGATAATATAAAGACAGATGAAGATATTGTAAAATATTTTGGTACTTTAGCTAATTATGTAGACAGCAAATCAAAAGATTTACCGGAGGATACATATCTTAGAAATATTTGCGACGAGATTTCAACTCTTATATACCAAACGACTTACTTGCTTAAGAATCTTGATTAAATAGAGATTCATAGTAGTGGCTACCTCTACCATTTCCCGTTTTACCATCTTCATAAGCATTTTCAATCATTTCCTTTTCTTCTGGTAGTTTTTTATAGATTAGAGATACTAGTTCTAACATTACGTCTAGTCTACCTAAATGAAAGGAAGGATCATTTGAGACATTGGATAAAGCACTGTATTGGTCTTTCTTTGCTTCCGCCCAATATAAAATATGTTCTAAAGGTGTTTCCATAAAAATTAAATTAAAAAGGCCCGCTAAAAGCAGGCCTTAGTGTTATTTAAGAAGAGTTTCGTCTGAAAAAGCAGCTCCCTCCGGAAAAAATGAGAACCCTCTCATATCAAAAGGAGCCGCTGTAATAAACGCATCGCAAAATCCTGCTTTCTTTAGTTTTCCTAAATCAATAACAGCCTTGTTGTACGAATTATACATACGAGCATAATAGTAGTAATTCTGTATTCCCAACTTTATTTTGATTATCTCTGGACCCGACTTTATAGTTCTATCGTAAAGGCCGACCCTAATCATATAGATGGGAACTTCGTAAGTATCCATTTCGATACTACAAGGAGCAGGAGCTCTTTTTTTGTACTCAATGGTCACACATATAATACTGTCAATTGATTTTCTAACAGGATTATTTAAAATGAAATGCTGAGAAAAACCTTTCACAGTAGAAAACAATAACATAAAAACAAATACTTTTTTCATTTTAATCATTTTTTAAAATATACAAATAAGCACTATCAAAATCTGGTACTTCTTTTTTGACACATACATAAGAACCTGAAGCATATAAATTAACCGCATCCTCCTTAGATTCCCAATTTTCATTTCCCCACCTTTTTGCCAATCCGGTTAATTCTTCTATCCCTCCCCATTTTAATATTTTAGGATGACCTTCTGCGTTCTCTGCTTCAAATATAAATGTTTCTTCCGATGAGTGAGAGGTAGAAGCAATGATAAATTTAGGTAAATCCCTTTTTAAATCTTGTGATTGTAACATAATAAATTTAAGTTTGTGAATTTATAACAGTCCTTTACTTTTAGAGAATTATCCATAAATAGACGAAGGTACTTTGAATCAAAGAATAGTAAATCATCTATATCGTTTGGATCTTCTGAATCTAAATACTTAAAATCAAAAATGACTTGTTCAACTTCTCCTTGCTCATCTAAATGTATTTCGCTATCATACCAACCCGTAGGAGGATATAAGAAGTAAACATTGTCTATTTTATCTGAAACAAGTCCAATTTTTGAAATTCCTTTCTTGTCAAACTCATTTTGCTGAATTATCTTAGCATCTTTTCCCGGATAGACCAAAGACTCTATTCTTATCTCTCCATCTATTTTATGCATGATTTCATCAAAAATTATGGTTTTATCATAATTCTCTTTTCCGTACAAATTTTTTCTAAATAGAGAAGCATATACTTCGCTTCCTATAACTCCCTCAATGTAAAAAATACCTTTAGATCTCTTCATAACTTCCGTCTAATCCCATTTTGGTAATAAATAATGTTTTCAAATTATTCTGCAAAGATAAGGAAGTTTTATCAAAAATCCAACCTTTATGTGAAAAATATTTTTTTAATTTTCTTAGACTAGTAAATATAGATACAATATCTCCGCTATTATTTGTCACAATAAACACTTCTTCTTTTCTTTCTAGGAGCTCTAAAGACTTCTTAAAAGGATTACCCGGCATGTTTTTCACTTGCTCCAACATATTTGCAACTAAGTCTCTAGTCTCTTTCTGTACATCATTCTTGATTCTTAATTTAACCAAATGCATGAAAGCTAAAAAACTCATAGTCCAAATAAAAGTTGTCTCCAAAGATAATGGGAGTACGGATCTAGCCTGTTCTTTACTTGTTCCTAATTCAAGTAACTTTTCATAAGCTATTTTAGCATTCTCTATTATTTCATCTTGAGTAATATTTGCTATTACATTACTTAGTTTATTTAAATCTTCGCCACTGCCTTGTTTTGAATCTTTTGATTGAGATCTAAATGTTTGAATAGCATAGTAAGAATCTGAGAAATCTACATACCTTCCGGATATAGAATTTACAGACATATTCTCCATTGGTAAATTCACTTCAACGCCAATTTCATGCTTTCTAAGCTGTCTTTCTACATATATTGGGCATGACAACCTAAATTGTAATTGCGCATGTCTGAAGGGAGATACGTGCCCTTCTTCCCATAAGAATTCTAATAGATTTTCATTTTGACTATCCGGATAATTTGATGCCTCTTTGTCATAAGAAACTCTAGCGACATTTGCAATCTTAAGGTCGCTTCCCATAAAATCAATTAATTCTGCTTTCATTGTTTGAAACTTTTTAGTAAACTAAATTTTGTGTAATAAACCAATCAAGTTTATTGTGCAAATATAACTATATTATTTTGTATTTTAGCATTAATTTGAACAATTCTTCACTTCCATCTCCATCTGAAGGGTAGTGAACCCCTGATAACTCTCTGACATCCTTTATTTTATTGTAGAGATCTACAAAATATTTTCT